CAACCCCAACTTTATCTTTAGATACATCAGGCGTATCTGCAGCCACATATGGCGGAGGAACAGCGATACCTGTTCTTACAGTTGATACATTTGGTAGAGTTACATCTGCATCTAACGTATCTGTTGTTACTGGTACAACTATTACAGATGATACAACTACTAATGCGACAAGATATCTGACATTAACAGCGGCTTCTTCTGGATCAATTAGTACGGCTAATGTTTCAACAACTAAGTTGTTCTTTAATCCTTCTACTGGCTTGTTAACATCTACTGATTACAATTCTTCATCAGATAAGAGATTGAAAAAGAATGTTAAGACCATCACAGGTGCTTTGGCAACGGTTGATGCTCTGCGCGGTGTTTCATTCGAGTGGAAAGAAGGTAGTGCAAAGGCGATCGGTATGATTGCACAGGAAGTTCAAGAAGTAATTCCTGATGTTGTTACTACCGATGATAACGGGTACATGGGTATTAAGTATACCAACGTAATTGGTGTTTTGGTTGAAGCCATTAAAGAATTGAAAGCTGATTTCGAAGCCTACAAGAAAACACATCCTTAATACGTTATAAATATATCAGGGAGTGAGTAAAATCCTCCCTGATTTTTTTGAAAGAATATGGCTTTAAATTTCCCTTCTTCGCCAAGTGCAAATGCAACCTATACGTACAGTGGTAAATCCTGGACTTATAATGGCAATGCGTGGGCGCTGACATCTGGTACATTAAGTACAACAGTTGTACCAGAAGGAACTAATCTATATTTTAGTAATGCAAGAGTATACTCCAATGTTGTTACACTGGGGTATGCCACAAATTCTAATGTTGCGTTAAAAGCTAATGTAATAGATTTAACGACAGCAAACGTTACCGAGGTAACGAATTTATATTTTAGTAATGCAAGAGTAAATTCAGCATTATTAAGTACCGGTGATATTATTCCAAGCGGTAATGATATACAGACTTTAGGTAATGTTACTAATAGGTTTAAAGATTTATTCTTATCCGGTAACACTATATATCTTGGTAATGTAGTCTTACAGAGTACGACTACAACATTTCAGGTTGCAGATACCGGTGGTAATGTTATTTTTAATGCAGTTGATGGGAGTGGTTTTATAACTAGTACATCTTTCTCGTTCCCGGGGTCTACAGGAAACAGTGATTATGGAGACTTGACTGCTTCTACAGATGCCTTTGGTGTCAGTACTTCTTCTGTATACAATTGTATGGAACCAACGAGTAGAAATATTACCACTGATTTAGGTACATTATGATAAATGGAAAACAATAATGCCAACACAAGTACAATTTAGACGCGGAACAACAGCTCAAAACAATAGCTTTACAGGAGCTGCCGGTGAGTTGTCGATTAACACAAGCAATAGTACTATCAGAGTACACGATGGGTCGACTCCTGGAGGCTTTGAATTAGCAAAATTGTCTGACGTAACAACGGCTGTAGCTGACTTAATTGATGCAGCTCCTGGTGCTTTAAATACGCTAAATGAATTAGCAGCTGCTATAAATGATGATAATAATTTTGCTACTACTATTGTTACCCAACTCAGTAATAAAGCTAATATCGCCAGCCTTACTACAGCAAATGTTACTGAAGTAACTAATTTATACTTTACTAATGCAAGAGTTTATTCTAACGTTATATCTATTGGTTATGCTACAAATGCTAATGTTTTATTAAAAGCAAATCTTACAGATAAATTAAGTGTATTTGCGTCTACCTTATCATCTGAATTAGCCGGGGTAATTTCTGATGAGACTGGATCTGGTGCATTAGTATTTGCTACTAATCCTACATTGGTTACTCCAATATTAGGAACTCCTCAATCAGGTACTCTAACAAATACTACTGGTTTACCTTTATCGACGGGAGTCACAGGTACGTTGCCAGTAGCTAATGGGGGTACAGGCACTGCTTCACCTGCTATAGTTGCAGGAACAGGTATAAGCGTATCAGGTAGTTTTCCAAATCAAACTATTCAGTTGCAGTCTACTAGTGTAACTGCTGCTACTTACGGTAATGCTTCATTTATTCCTTCTCTTACAGTAGATGCGCAAGGTAGAATTACTGCAGCATCCAATGTTGCTGTCACACCAGGGGTCACCACAGGTAAATCAATTGCTATGGCCATTGTATTTGGTGGATAAATATAAACACAAGTTAACAGAGGTTAAAAATGACAACTCTATCAGCCATTATCACACCAACCAATATTGTTACTGCGTCAAGTGTTACCACATTGACCAATAAAACTATTGGTGTTTCTCAGTTAAGTGGCGCTGTAGCTATCTCCAATGGTGGAACCGGACAAACTACCGCTTCTGCTGCCCTCAACGCCCTGGGAGGCGCAACAACCGGTAAGTCAATTGCTATGACAATAGTATTTGGCGGATAAATAATCAATAATGTCTTCAAGGAAAATTTAAATGGCTATTCCAAATATCGTTAACGTAAGCAGTATTCAGGCAAAAAGCTTTGGTAATACTTTGACAACTTCTAATGCAATCGTTATTGCTAACGGTGCAAGCTCTGGTAACTGTATTAAGATCAATAATATTGTTCTTGCCAATTACAGCAATTCCGCCGCTACTGCTAACGTTGAGTACAACAGGGCAGCTGCCGGCACCGGTACTGCTACCTTCTTGATATCTCAGGTATCTATCCCTTCTGGAGCCTCTCTTATCGTTACCGATAAGTCTACAGGTTTCTACATGGAAGAAGATACAAGTCTTAAAGCAGTAACTACAACAGCCAATGCATTACAAATTTTTGTATCATTTGAAGTAATCAGTTAATCTAGGATAGTCATGTCAAACCGCTATCAAGCCGGGATTATACGCCCGGGGTACGACGCTCTGAAAGTTCCGAATGCCCCTACAATTGGAGCGGCTACCTCTGCTAGTAATACATCTGTGTCTGTAACGTTTACTGCTCCCTCCTGTGTTGGGGGTGGCGCTATCTCATCTTATCAAGTATTTGCATGCTGCGGGGCTAGATCAGCATTTGGTTCATCCTCACCGTTAACAGTCACGGGCTTGACTACAGGTACGGCATACACATTTAAAGCAATTGCAAATAATGTATACGGTCCAAGCTTCCCTAGCGCGGCATCAAACTCAGTAACGCCTTCGCCTGTTGGTCAAGATGCGTATACAACCATCGGAACTTATTCGTGGGTTGCTCCTGCAAGTGTTACCTCAGTCTCTATTGTTGCTGTTGGCGCTGGCGCTGGCGGAGGTAATAACACAGGTGGAAGTGCTGGAGGTTTGGGTTATAAAAATAACTACACCGTCACCCCGGGCAACTCCTACACAGTAGTAGTTGGGGCCGCAACCGCAGGTAGCAGTGGCTCTGTTGCGGGTAGTAGTTATTTTTGCTCGACAAGTGTTGTAAGAGGTGGAGGCGGGCAGTCTCCTACTTCGCAAGGTGGTGGAAGCCTTCCACCTTTAGTAGGCGCGGCTGGAACTTATACTGGTGATGGCGGTGGATGTGGCGGTGTAGCTGGTCAAGGCGATCCCAATGGAGGAGGCGCGGCGCAGCTTGGCGGTGGTGGTGGCGCTGGTGGTTATGCTGGCGCTGGTGGCGCGGGTGGAAAGTATGTTGGCGGAAGAACTGACGGAAGTGCTGGCTCAGGCGGTGGAGGGGGAGGCGGCGTTGGAATTACTTCTGGCTCATCCACTAGGGCTGGAGGTGGTGGCGTTGGTATCCTAGGACAAGGATGTAGTGGCGCAGGTGGAACTCTGGCAAGCCCACAAGGAAAAGGCGGCTCTGGCGGCGCAAACGGTGTATGCGGTAACCCAAGCGGCGGTGCTTATGGTGGCGGCGGTGGTTCATGTTATTCAGGCGGTAGAGGCGCAGTCCGAATTATTTACCCCGGCACAACTCGTTCATTCCCATCAACAAATACAGGTGATCTCTAATGCCTAATTTTTCAGGACTTTGGACAGTCACCCAGCAGATGCAAGCCAAGGGGGCAAGCACATGGCCTACCCCTCCTGGTGCACCTACAATCGGTACAGCCACGGCGGGTTCTACTTTATGTGCGTCAGTAACATTTACAGCGCCTTCTTGCGCAGGCTACCCCGCTAGTGTGACGGGCTATCGTGTTGTTTCAACCCCCGGATGCTTAACTGCTACTGGCGCATCTTCGCCATTAGTTGTATCTGGTCTAACTGATGCAACTTCTTATACATTTAAGGCTCAAGCTACAAACGCTACTGGGTATGGCGCATTAAGCGCCGCAAGTAATTCCATTACTGCATCTAACGCAGGCCAGCAAGCCTACACATCCGCTGGCACATACTCATGGGTTGCTCCAGCAGGCGTAACTTCAGTATCGGTTGTTGCTGTTGGAGGCGGTGCTGGTGGACTGTTTAACAACCCATGTCTATACGGTGCACCCAGTGGTGGTGGCGGTGGCGGTTTAAGCTATAAGAATAACTATTCAGTTAATCCGGGTTGTTCTTACACTGTAGTTGTTGGCGCAGGTGGCCCTGCTTCTAGCTGTGGATGTACTGGTACCCATGGTGGAAGTAGTTATTTTGTAAGTACCGGTCTTGTCCGAGGCGGCGGCGGTGTGCGGCCTGGCGCAACTATCCCCAATGTTGTTGGTGATGGTGGTGGTAAAGGTGGTAGTGGCGGTTATGGCTGTGGAGGCGGCGGAAAAACCGCAGGTGGCGGTGGCGGCGCTGGCGGATATAGTGGTTGTGGCGGACGGGCTGGTTATGATGGCATAGGCGGTTTTACCGGTTTTGACGGTTCTGGCGGAGGAGGCGGAGGAGGCGGAAGATCAAACTCAAGTTCTTATAATGGCGGAGCAGGCGGCGGTGTAGGCATTCTTGGTCAAGGTAGCAACGGTACTGGCGGTGCATTCAATCTCCCGGGGGGAGGAGGAGGCGGAGGCGGTTCTGGAGGTGCTTCGGGCACTACGGGCGTTAATTCTGGTGTTGCAAATGGCGGCGCGTATGGTGGCGGCGGAGCATCTGGAAGACTAAACGCTGGTACTGCTGGTACTGGGGGTGGCGGTGCTGTTCGAATTATCTGGCCTGGTACAACTCGTCAATTCCCATCAACAAATACAGGAGATGTATAAGTGAGTAGAAAATATCCCGGTGGATTAATCACCAAAAACCCTGTAACTACTACAGCTACGTCAGCTAAAGGTATCTGGTCTATCGATGATGCAGCAAGCTTTACCAGACAAGGCATATGGCCTACAAGCCCTGGAGCACCTATAATCGGTACTGTATCGGTTTCTGTACTAACAGCCAGTGTACCTTTTACAGCGCCTACAAATATAGGTAGCGCGGCAATTACAAGTTTCCGAGCAACCTCTTCACCAGATGGAATTACAGCTACAAGTGCAACGTCACCAATCAGTGTGACAGGCTTGACAGCAAATACAGCATATACATTTACAGTAACTGCAACCAATGGTGCGGGAACAGGAGGAGCAAGTGCAGTATCAAACAGTATAACAACAGCTTCAGTACCAGGTGCACCTACAATAGGTACTGCAACTGTTTCAGGTACTACAGCATCAGTACCGTTCACCGCTCCTGCAAGCGATGGGGGTTCAACAATTACAACGTATACAGCGACCTCTTCACCAGGAAGCATTACAGGTACATTAAGTCAGGCAGGTTCAGGAACAATTACAGTTTCTGGTCTAACAGCTGATACCTCGTATACATTTACAGTTACAGCTACTAATGCTGTCGGTACAGGTCCTTCAAGTGCAGCATCTAATAGTGTGACTGCCCAGGTTGTTGGTCAACAAGCGTATACATCTGCTGGGACATTCACGTTTATTGTTCCTTCTGGAGTCACAAGCATAAGCACGGTAGCTGTCGGCCCGGGTGGTAAAACAAAGGGAACTGGACAGGGTTCTGGAGGAGGTGCACTAGCTTATGTAAACAGCATAAACGTTACCCCTGGAGAGTCTCTTACAGTTCTTGTTGGTACTGGAGACGGTATTTGTGCAAACCGCCCATCCAAGTTATCTAGAGGCTGTACTGCTCTTGTTCATGCTGGTTCGGGCTTCTCGGATATTTCCAACCCAGGTGCCGGTAATAGAACAGGTGGCGGAAGTGTTGTAGTTGGAACAGGTGGTGCTGGAGGGGGAACAGGCTCCTCCTGTACATGCCCCGGGCGATTTGGAGGGGGTGGAGGAGCTGGGGGCTATTCTGGCGCCGGCGGGGGAGGTGCTATCGGGCCATGTATCAGCGGTCTTGCAGGTTCTGGAGGCGGAGGAGGCGGGGGTGGAGGGCGCTGTTATGCGAGTTATAACCCTGGGGGTGGTTTCTTCTATGTTGAGGGCGGAGGCGGAGGCGGTGGTGTAGGTATATTAGGTGCAGGTTCTAGTGGCGCAGGGGGTACGAGAAGCAATGGCGGAGGAGGTGGAAGCAGCGGAGCTACTGGGGGAGGCGGTACTGCCGTACTTACCTTCCAATGCGGAAGTTGCCAATATTACTCTCCGAGAGGAGGCAATGGAGGTTTGTATGGAGGAGGTGCAGGCCATGACGCTTCTTCAAACATTGGGGGTACAGGTGGGGGAGGAGCAGTCCGATTAATTTGGCCTGGTACAACTCGTCAATTCCCATCAACAAATACCGGTGATCTATAAATATTATTAACTAATTTAGGAGAAATTATGAATCTTTATATCGAAACAGAAAACGGAACATTTAAGAATCACCCTGCTTTTGAGGACAACCTCATTCAAGCATTTGGTTCTGTACCTTCTCATTGGGAAGCATTTACACGGGTTGAGAGACCAACATTGGGTGTCTATGAAATAATGGCAGCTGAAGAAGCTACCTATGAAAAGGTAGATGGGGTTTGGACCGATGTATGGCATAAGCGTGATATGACAGCAGAAGAAAAAACAGCTAAACAACAAGCTGTTATTACGTCATTTAATGCTTTGCCCAATGCATCTAATTTTTCAGCATGGACTTTAGATGAAGCAACATGTGTTATGGTACCTCCAATCCCTCGCCCTGCAATGGATCAGACTAAGCTAGATGCTGGTATCTTTACTTTCTGGAGTGGAGCTGACAATAACTGGAAGGATACACCAGTACGCCCAGCTGGGGAACAGACGTTTGACTTTACTGCATGGCAGTGGGTAGAAGTAACTACTAGTTAATCTAGATTAACCTCCTAACAGTGGTTTTAAATTTGATTTGTATATATAATTATATACATTATTAACAAGATATACTATGACAAAAACTTTACCCAAGAAAACATCTAAGAAACCGGCTCGTAAAACTAAAGAATCGGTTTCTGAGGTGGCTCCAAGCACGCAATTGCAGGTGGCTCATCACTTCCCTTGCCCTATTTATTTAATTGAGCGACCAGATTTTTTAGAAACTGTAAATGCAGTATCCGAAGAAAATTTAGAAGCTCGACGCAAAGAAGGTGATCTTAATGAAATTTATCCAGTCTATATGACAAATAATTTCTATGGTGATCCTCGTATGGCAGAGTTTTCTGAATTCGTTGGTGCAACTGCCTGGAACATTCTTAATGAACAAGGCTATGATATGCAGAACATGGCTGTATCGTTTACAGAAATGTGGACACAGGAACACCATAAGCATTCGGCAATGGATGCCCATGTTCACGGCTTTGGTTCACAGATTGTAGGTTTTTACTTTCTTGAGACTCCAGAAGATGGTTCAAGAGTAGTATTCCATGATCCTAGATCGGCCAAAGTTCAGATTGATCTCCCAGAACGTGATATGAGTGCTGCAACCCCTGCTAGTAAAGCAATTAACTTTACACCTAAACCAGGCTTAATGATCTTTGCTAATTCTTGGTTATCACATTCCTTTACTCGTCATGCAGCAGATAAACCCATTAAGTTTGTTCACTTTAATTTAACAGTTATACCAACACCTGCAACAAATAACGCTTGTGACATACCTCCTGCCGCCGAAATTATATGAACACCTACCATATTCGGTTTAATAAGTCTAGGGGGCAAGCAGGTAGAGGTACCATAGATCATGCATGGCGCGTGTTTGAGGGTAAGAAAGAATATCTATTTAAGAACTTAGATATTACAGTACCGGTTAAGAGTGAAAAAGATTCTAACGGGGTCGACTATAATATTACCTGTTCAGGGTATTTAATTGCTGATAAGGAAACTTCAACAGCGATTATAACTTCTAAAACTGCTGATTAAACCTTATATCACTTTACATACTGCAAGGGCCTTAGGGCCCTTTCCTTATAAATATACCATATAAATTAGGAAAGATACAATGTCTTCACCTTCATCCAGACAAAACCTTATAGATTATTGCCTTAGATCGCTAGGCCACCCTGTACTTGAAATTAACGTTGACGACGATCAATTAGAAGACCGAGTTGACGAGGCTATACAGTTCTACAGAGACTTTCATTATGATGCGGTTGAAGCTGTATACCTTAAAGAACAAATAACTGCCTCTACATTACAAATCGTTGGCGTCAATGCCGCTAATTTTTCTATTGGTGAAAAGATTACTGGTGCATCTTCTGGTGCTACTACATTTGTTCATGCCGCTTTTGCTGCCAACAAAGTATATACTAAGAATACTGCAGAAACGTTTACTGTTGGGGAAACGATAACTGGTGCTGTTTCTGGTACGACAGCAGTTGTATCCTCCATGACACTCGGTAACTTTGATAACAAGTACGTTACCTTAAATGATTCTGTATTAAGTGTTGTAAGAACGCTACCGCTATCAAGTAGATCAAACAGTATTAGCTTCTTTGATGCAAAGTACCAGTTGATGCTAAACAACATTCAGTCTTTAACAAATACCGATATTCAGTATTTTACAATGTTAAAGATGCATATTAACTTGATCAACGACCTAATGACTGGCCAGAAGCCTGTTAGGTTTAATCGTCATATGAATAGGTTGTATATTGATTTAACCTGGGGTGATGGTGGTGATCTGGCTATCGGTGATTACATTATTATTGAAGCCTATCGTTCACTTGACCCTGATACCTATACTGATGTATATAATGACGGTTTCTTAAAGAGATACACTACTGCTTTAATTAAACGTCAATGGGGTATTAATCTTAAGAAGTTTGAAGGTGTTCAATTACCAGGCGGAGTAACGTTGAATGGTCAAAAGATCTTTGATGAAGCGATGGAAGAGATTACAGAGTTAAGAGCAGAAGTTAAATCTACTTACGAACTCCCTGTGGATTTCTTTACAGGTTGATAATGTTCTTAGCTTATCTCATCAGCCCACATATGGATTATACCATCAAGGCAACAACTAATCCACGTGGATATACCGAATAATGGCAACGAATTTTTATTTCCAATCTGGTATACCTGGAGGCAGATCTTCAGAGCAATTACTTATGGAAGATATTATAATAGAGTGCCTGAAGATATACGGGCTTGATACCTATTATATTCCTAGAGTTACAGTTAATGAAGATGATATTCTGGGAGAAGATGTACTTAATAAGTACTCGTCAGCTTACCCTCTAGAAATGTACATGCAGAACGTTACCGGGTTTGAAGGGGACGGAGATCTGTTAACTAAATTTGGGGTTGAGTTTAGAGATACAGCAACCTTTATTGTATCCAGAAGAAGATGGGATGAGGTAATTGCAAGATCTGGCGATGCTGTTCTGACTACCAGACCGGCTGAAGGTGATATTATTTACTTCCCATTAACAAAAGCATTCTTTGAAATTAAACGAGTAGAATCTACAGACCCATTCTTTCAGGTAGGTAAGTTATACGTCTATAAACTCCAATGTGAGTTAATGCAGTACTCTTCTGAGGTCTTTGATACGGGGGTATCGGAGATTGATAGTATTGCTTCTGGTGATTCATTAGATATTAACGCGTTCAATTTGCTGCTTGAGAGCGGTGATAGAGCGTTGCTAGAAGAGTATAGCCCAGCAGGCATTATACTTCAATCCTACAACTTAGGTACAATATTACCTAATGTAGATAATGAAGACTTTAGAGGTGAGATTTCCGTACTGGACTTCTCCGAGAGAAACCCGTTCGGAGAAATAAATGTTTGATAAAT